CAAGTTATGTACAAGTTAAGAAAGTAGAACGCAAGCCACGTGCAGTCAAGCAAAAGACACCAGCGCAAATTGTACGCAAGTTCAAGTATCTTAAAGAGTTTGCAGATTTAAAGTTAACCAGTGTTAGTGCAGAAAAACTAGTAAATGGCAGCGAAGCTTGGTTGTACAATACATCAACACGAAAATTGATACATCTTGTTGCAGATGATATGACTCAAACGTATACTATTAAGAGCAACACAGTTATCGGGTACGATCCTAGTAAGAGCGTGAGTAAAACATTGCGCAAGCCAGCAGAGCAACTTAAAGCATTCTTAAAAGGCGGTAAACCTGCTTGTCGGAAGGTTTTTCAAGACATCAAAGCCACTGAGGTAAAGTACAACGGTCGTGGAAATGATCATGTAGTAATACTCAAGGCTTGGTGATAATGCTAAATACTGTATAAGGACGGCAGTATAAATGGCAACAGTAACACTTGATCAAACACTTGATACTCTCAAGCAACAAACAATCGATTATGTAAAGCTTCAGCTCGGAGACGGAATGATTGATTTGGAACTTGATGCAGAGCACTACGAAGCATCGTATCAACGAGCCCTTGGCACATACCGCCAACGAGCAGAAAATGCGTTTGAGGAAAGTTATAACTTTCTAAAATTGCAAGATGGTGTAAATGTTTACACACTGCCCAGTGAAATACAAACTGTTAGGCAAGTGTTCAGAAGAACCATTGGGTGGGACAACGGCGGAGAAGGTAGTGCGTTTGAACCGTTTAGTTCAGCTGCACTTAACACATACTTGTTGAATGGTAACACCATGGGCGGACTTGCTACATATGATTTTTATAGCCAGTATGTTGAGCTTACTGCTAAGATGTTTGGTGGATTTTTGAATTACACTTACAATAGTGCATCTAAGGAGATAACACTAATGCGTGATATCAAGGGCAGCGGTGAAGTTGTATTGCTTTGGTGTTACAATCTGCGACCCGAAGCACAACTACTCAGCGATTTTTCTATCTCGCAATGGATAAAGGATTATATGATTGGCAATTGTAAACTAATGATCGGCGAAGCCAGAGAAAAGTTTGCTACTATTGCTGGACCCCAAGGCGGTACTGCACTAAACGGTGCACAAATGAAAGCCGAAGGATCTGCTATCATGGCTGAAAAAATCGAAGAGCTTAAAAACTATGTTGACGGCTCACAGCCTCTTACTTGGGTAATTGGATAATGAGAGCAGAAGAATTCATCACTGAACACGAAATGGTTTTTAGTCGTACAGGTAACAAACTAAAAACCAAATGGCGTTGTACTAGCGGCCCACGAAACGGTGGGGATTGCGATGCTCCAATTGATCAGGCCAAGCGAGCTCAAATGAAGAAGACTCGCAAGACCAAGAGTGCTCAAGCAGCTCGCAAAGCTAAGAAGACCAAACGTGTAAATCCAGCTAGTAAGTTGTTAAGCATGCTCAACAAGATGCGCAAGTCTAGTGTTACCAGCGGCGGCAAAGTACAAAAAGCGTACAAGCCACCAAAGAGTAGCCTTAAAGGCACAACTGGAACTAAAAAAACAGTCAAGCCAAGAAAATAGTTGACAACAGTGTTAAATCTGTTATACTAAAATTATGACAGATATAATGATTGATATTGAAACTGTAGGTACAGGTCCTAACGCCTGTGTACTTACAATCGCAGCCCAGACATTTGATCCAGCTGGGTCCGGGTATCTCCCACAAGATTATTATGCAAGGATCGATGTTGACAGTCAACCCGACAGAGATGTTGATGATGCTACAGTTGCTTGGTGGGCAACTCAGCCGGCTGAAGCACAAGCAGAAGCATTTAGTGACGAAGGACGTATTCCGCTCAAACAATCACTGGAAGAACTAAGTAAACTGTGTTTTCACTGCAATCTTATTTGGGCCAATGGTACAACATTTGATATGGTTATACTTGAAAATGCATACAAACAACAAGGGTTGCCTATTCCGTGGCAGTTTTGGCGTGTTCGTGATGCAAGAACAGTATATAGTTTGTACCCAGACTTGCCTAAACCTAAAGCAAGTCATCACGCACTAGAAGATTGCAAACGGCAGATTGATTTGCTACAGCAGACACTAGCATACCTTGGAGTAAAAAAACTACGATGACACAGATACCAATTGTAAATGGAACCAATGGGCAAACCTGGATGGAACTCTGGGAAACCGAAGAATACAACAGTAGCAAGAAATTGCAATGGGAGGCAGTTGACCAGTATCTCAATCAATCCGTTAGCATTAGTTGCGAAATCGGGTGCGGGCAAGCATACGACAGTCTTTGGTTTCAGCAAGCATATGGAACTGAGGTTTATCTGATTGAAGGTGTTAGTGAGAAGAACAATAAAGAACAAGCTCGACAAGGAAAGTTTGGACAAGCTGATAATTTTGTTTACTATCATAGCAAAGCCGAACTAAATGCTGAATGGGATAGATTAGAGTTACAAAGAACGCATCTTACTCCCGAGGACTGCGACAAACTAAAAAAATCTACAACGTTTGATCTAATCTTTAGTTTTAAAAGTTGTGGCGCACACTATCCAATGAGCACCTACACTGACTTTATTCGCAAGCACATCAACAAAAACACAAGATTGATTTTTGACTTGCGAAACGGACAAGATACGTTTAACAGCATTGGTATAGATTATGAAATTGTTAACGTGATCGCAACCAGCAAAAAACACAAAACTGTAGAATTAAAACTTATATAACCAAAGCTAAGATGGCACAAATGGAATTAATTTCAACGTTAGAATACGGCAAACGTTTAGATAATATCAAAGAACTAACCAATAACCATGTTCTGCATATATTTGATTTTTTTGACCAACAATACCTTGATCAAATATTAAAAAAAGGAACTCCTGGTGCAATTGTAAGTGATGCATATTTAATGAAACCTCCTTACTCTAACACAATTCCCTTTTATGGGTTACCAATTTGGATAGCTGAGGACACACTAAAAATCATTGACGGTTACAAATTTGACAGTAATATGTCCACAACAAACTGTTTTAATTTTATGATCAATATGAAACGTATCAACAGATTTTTATGCATCAAACTTGTTGAAAATTTTAAATTATCTAATTTTGATTACACATGGCCTGCTATTGATCAAAATTTTGATATGAGTTATATTCTAGATGAGATAACATCGTTAGGTGATCAAAATCCATTGGATCAAGCAACACAAGCTTTTATGTTATCGCCAATAAAATTACAAAAAAGATTTATAGAATTTAAAGGAGAGGTCAAATTTGATAGAACTTCAATGGCCCAGGGCGCTGGTGTGGCAAATTATGGGGGTAATAGCTGGGCGTGGAGAAATGGGTTAGATAAAATGTTTTCAAGTTCGGCTATTTCGTTAATAACTGAATCAGGGGAGACCTCAAAAGCTGCTGGCTTTACAGAAAAAACAATATTTTCGGTATTAGGGTTAACTTTTCCAATTTGGGTTGGCGGATATAATCAAGCAACCGAATGGAAAGATATTGGGTTTGACGTGTTTGATGATATAATTGATCATAGTTATCAGTCATATGATACGTTAATAGAAAGATGTTATTATGCATTTGCTAATAATTTAGATCTACTTTCAAATAAAGATAAATCTGCTAAATTAAGATTATCATGTCATGACCGTTTACTTAAAAATCGAGAATTATTGTTAAACAATCACTTAACGACCATTGTAAACAATAAAACAAGCGCCTGGCCACAAGAATTGCAGTCGTGTGTGCCCGAGTTATTGAAATTAACAACCGAAGCCTGGAGAGAGAAAGAAATAATATGAGCAAATTTAAATTATTAGTAATCGGGCATGGCCGCCATGGCAAAGATACTGTTTGTGAATTGCTCAGAGACAACTATGGATATACATTTGAGAGCAGTAGTAAATTTTGTAGTAAACAATTTATATACAATGATCTAAGGGAAAAATATGGATATGCTAATGAAGAAGAGTGTTATGCTGACAGGCACAATCACAGAGCAGAATGGTATGATTCTATCTGCAATTATAATGTCACTGATGCAGCAACTTTAGGTAGAGAAATGTTTGCTGCGTATGATATCTATTGTGGGCTACGCAACAAGCGTGAATTTTTTGCAATGCAAAATACTGGCGTATTTGACTATTGTATTTGGGTAGATCGCAGTATGCATCTAGAAGAAGAGTCAAAAGACTCGATGAGTTTAGAGCAATGGATGGCTGATTATACCATTGACAACAACGGTACACTAGAAGATTTGAAGTTTAATTTAGATCAGTTAATGTTGCACTTATGAGTTAGTCCTCTATTAGATCTCCAACCTTCCATGGTAGATCTAATCTATTAACTTCGACTGTGCAGTTTAAGCAAACACATCTCAAATTAGCAAGATTGTTATTATTGAGATTACCATCTATGTGATAGACTAGAATCTGTGCTCCGCTAACCGCATTAAATCCACAACGATCACATGTTGTACTTTTTTTAAATCCGTTCTGTTGCCACCTAGGCACAGGCGTTTTTTTGCGACGATTTCTTCTTGTGCAATTATCGCATCTTGTGCGATAATGTGTTTTGCCTTCTTTTTTATAGTTAACAGCAACTAATCGACGGTTGCATGCGGTACATATGGGTCTATTCATGCATTTATTTATATTAAAACCTTTGCAAAGGGCACTCTAAGGGGCTGGAATTCGTATATTTTTATAAATATCATTAGCGAATACTTTTACAAAGGAAGCAATTAACATGGCACTAACATCCCCAGGCGTAGAAGTTACAATCATCGACGAAAGTAACTATCTTCCAGCCCCAACTAATTCAGTTCCGTTTATTCTTGTTGCAACAGCACAGAATAAAGTAAGCGGAGCAGGTGTTGGCGTAGCAGCCGGCACTACAGCAGCAAATGCAAACAAACCTTACTTGATCACTTCACAAAGAGATCTAGCAGCAACATTCGGTACACCGTTTTTCTACAGCACAAGTGCTGGTACAAGTATTAATGGATACGAACTCAATGAATATGGGTTACTTGCTGCATACTCAGTTTTGGGTATTAGTAATAGAGCGTATGTACAAAGAGCAGACATTGATCTGGCTGCATTAACTGCAACAACGACTCGCCCAACAGGTGACCCATCAGACGGTGCATATTGGTTAGACACTGGCACAACAGTCTGGGGTGCATTCCAGTGGAGCGATTCAACAGAAACATTCACTGCCAAGACTCCGATTGTTATCACTAACACAAGCGATCTTGCAGCCGGTATACCTCTTGATTCAATTGGTAGCATCGGGGATTACGCAATTGTAACAACTAACAAAAACAATCCAATGTATTACAAAACTGCCGGTAACGCAGACAGTAGTCCAGCAGTGTCAGCTAATACATGGGTACTAGTCGGTAGTGATGATTGGAAAAACAGTTGGCCTTCGATTACAAGCTCAACAACTAATCCAACACTAACAACGGCTCAGAGTATCTATATAAATGACGTTGAAGTTACACTAAGCGGCACAACAGTTGCTGAATTAGCAGTAGATATTAACAACGCAGCCATTGCAGGTATTAGTGCCAACGTATCCAATGGTAAGTTAAACATCTATATCGATAGCAATGGTTCCAACGACGGGTCTACAGACGACGGCAATGGCATTGCTATGGTAGAAAACGGTAACAGTACAACTTTGCTTACAGAGCTAGGTATTACAGCACGACAGTATTATGCTCCTGTACTGCAAATGTCACCACACTACCAAAACCCAAGCTGGGCTGCAACAGGCACAGAACCGCATCCAACAGGAAGTGTTTGGGCAAAAACAACAAATGTTAATGCAGGTGCTAATATCGTTGTTAGAAAATATGACATTGCAACTGATACATTTATTACACAAAACACTCCAGTATATGCAAGTGACCAAGCAGCACAAAAAGCTCTTGATCCATCAGGTGGCGGTAAAAATATTGTAATTGGTGCGCTATATGTAAGAAATAATGTACAAGAAAATGATACATTTACTTACAAGGTGTTTGAACGTTATTCTACTGGTGCAACATTAATTACCGGTGATAATACGGCTCCAACGTTTACTAGTGCAAATCAGTTTACTATTCAAGCTAGTGCTGCTAACAGTACAACAATGACTACCGCAGTAACAGCAACACTAGCTGGCACTACTGCAACAGATTTTGTAACAGCATTCCTTGCAGCCAATGTTGCAAATACAACTGCAAGAGTACTATCAACTGGTGCTGTTCAAATTGAGCACACTTTAGGCGGAAACATTACACTTAAAGATACAACTGGCACTCCTGTAAGCGATGCTGGAATTAATTCAACTGTGCAAGGTGTAGACACTGGCAACAACAGTGATCTTTTACTAAGCGGATGGGAAGCACTTGGCGGCACTGACAGTTACACTAATAGTGCAACACCACCAAGCACTGACCCAGCAGACGGTACAAACTGGTATTACAGTGCAACTGACCAAGTTGACATCCTAGTTAACAGCGGCGGCGCTTGGAAAGGTTATCAAAATGTTTCAAGCGATCAACGTGGTTACAACCTAAGTACATGTTCGCCGAACGGTCCAATTGTTTCTGCAACTGCACCAACAAAGCAAAGTGACGACAGTGCACTAGTATATGGTGACTTGTGGGTGTCAACAGCAGACCTAGATAACTATCCAACAATATATCGTTGGCAGTCGGTTAACAGTGTGGATCAATGGGTACTACTCGATAACACTGATCAAACAACACAAAATGGTATTGCATTCCTAGATGCACGTTGGGCCACTAATGGTACAACTGATCCAATCACAGGAGACATTCCGACAATCAAGAGCTTGCTAACAAGCGATTATCTTGACATTGACGCACCGGATGCTACACTATATCCGGAAGGCATGTTGCTTTGGAATACTAGACGCAGTGGCTTTAATGTTAAGAGCTACGAAGTTAACTACTTCAATGCTGCTGATTTCCCAAATGATGTGTTGCCAACTGAAAAAGCCGCTTGGGTAACAGCTAGTGGCAATCAAACTGATGGCTCTATGTATGCTGGCCGCAAGGCAGTAAGAGCAATGGTTGTTGCTGCACTGAAAGCTAGTATCGATGGTGCACAAGAACTTCGTGAAGAGCAAAGACAGTATAATTTGATTGCATGCCCAAACTACGAAGAGCTTGCAAGCAATATGATTGCACTAAACAACGAGCGTAACAACACAGCATTTGTTATCGGCGACACACCAATGCGTCTAGCAGATAACGCCACAGATATTGTCAATTGGGCAACCAACGCAAACGGCAACGGTCTGTCAGTAGCTGATCCATATTATGGTGTGTTCTATCCAAGTTGTCAAACAACTGACCTAAGTGGTCAAATAGTAGTTGCTCCTTCATCGCATATGATGTTGAGAACAGTTGTTCGCAGCGATGATGTTGCTTATCCTTGGTTAGCACCAGCTGGTACTCGCAGAGGCACAGTTGATAATGCTAATGCACTTGGTTATGTAAACGCACAAACAGGCGCATTTACACAAACAGCAATTCGTCAGGGCCTACGTGATACATTGTACGAAAACAGTATTAACCCGATTACATTTATTCCGGGCAGTGGTATACTTAACTATGGCAACAAGACAACATCTTCTGCAACTGCACTAGATAGAATTAATGTTGCAAGACTAGTAGCGTTTATCCGTGGTAGACTTGAAGTTATTGCTAAGGGCTTTGTATTTGAACCAAATGATAAACTCACAAGAGACGAAATTAAAAACTCAATCGAAAGTTTGATGATCGACTTGGTTGCAAAACGTGGTCTTTACGATTACTTGGTAGTATGTGATGAATCAAACAACACACCGGCTAGAATTGACAGAAACGAACTATATGTTGATGTTGCAATTGAGCCAGTTAAAGCTGTTGAATTCATCTTTATTCCGGTTAGAATTAAGAACACAGGCGAGATTGCTGCTGGTAACGTAGCATCCTCATCGGCTGTTTAATACTATTAAAATACATGAAAATGGAGCCTCGGTTCCATTTTCTTGTGACATAATTAAGATAAATAAGTACGTAATAGGAGAATAAAGAATGGCCGTATCATCGCTATCAAGAATGACAGTGCCTTTGGCTAGTGACCAGAGTAGTCCAACACAGGGACTGTTAATGCCTAAGCTAAAATACCGATTTAGAGTGGTATTTGAAAACTTAGGTGTGTCAACCCCAAGAACAGAGCTAACCAAACAGGTAATGGATTTCAACCGCCCTAGTGTGTCTTTTGAAGAAATCCCAATTGAAATTTACAACAGTAGAATGTACCTAGCTGGCAAGCATACTTGGGCCACAACAACTGCTAACTTCCGTGACGATGCTGGCGGTAACGTAAGCAAACTAATTGGCGAACAGCTACAGAAACAACTAGACTTCATGGAACAAGCTTCTGCAAGTTCTGGCATTGATTATAAATTCACTACACGTTGTGAAATTCTTGATGGCGGAAACGGCACAAGTGAGCCAGTTGTACTAGAAACATGGGAAATGTATGGTTGCTTTATCACTGAAGCAAACTACGGTGATCTAAACTATGGTTCAAATGAACCAGTAACTATTGGTATGACAATGCGTTTTGATAATGCTATACAAACACCAATTGGATCCGGTGTAGGTGCAGCCGTGGGTAGAACACTAGGTGATGTAGTTTCCGGCTAATAAGGAGTAACTTATGGCCTTTGGTGAAGATTTCTTAAAAGGATTTTTCGGTAACGATTTCCTTAAGGATTATACACACGCAAGCAAGACATTTCGTAGCGATGGTTATGCTCTTGCACCGCGGCGTAAGTTCCTATATCATGTTGTATTCAATTTGAATGTGCAGCAAATACCTCAACTACGAAATGTTTTCCAAACACAAGATTTAAACAACCTAAGTTTGCTAGTTAAAGAAGTTAAGCTTCCTAGTTATAAATTTAGTGTTGATACCATGAATCAATACAATAGAAAACGTAAAGTTCAAACTCAAATTGAATATGATCCTATTGTTTGTACAATGCACGATGATGCTAGCGATCTATCTCGTGCATTGTGGTACAACTATTATGCATACTATTACAAAGATGCTAGTCAGAAATATTTTGATGCCGCTGTTACCAATGGCAGTTTGGGACAAAATGCACAAGGAGTTGATCCAGGTGCAGCATATCCTTACAACTATCGAGATATCTACACGCAAGACAGAGAAATTAACGACTGGGGATATATAGGCGAAAGTTATACAGATGGTAC